TTGTCGTACACGTCGGTGGCGAACATGGCCAGGTTGATGACGATCGGCGAGAGCCGGTAGCCGAGCTCGGCCTCGAGCGTCGGGGCGATGAACCTCAGAGGCTGGCGGCCCTCGAAGTAGGCGTCCGACTTGTCGAGCAGGCGGTGCTCGCGGAGCAGGCGGGCCCGGAGGCGATCGCGCTCCTTCTCCATCTCGGTCGCCACGTGCGCCTCCTGTTCAGCGCCAGACGCGCACTCGTCGCGGCTTGCGGGGTTCCCACCCCGCAGCCAGCGCATCGGACTTCGCTTCGTGCGCGACGATCCTGGTCATCGCGACGTCGATCTTCTGGTTCTCGTTCGGCTTCCCGAGGAGGTACATCTGCCCGGGCTTCCCGACCTTGCGCGCTTGCCCGATGTGCTGCGCGGCGACCGGGCATCCGTCGTGCCGGATCATGCCCTCGCGGAGATCGTTCTCGAAGCGGCGGATCGCCGGGTACATGCGCGACACCTGGTTGGTGGGCCACTGCACGACCTTCTCCTCGCCGAACTCGAGCGCCCACGCCTCGATGTCTGTCTCCCAGTCGTGGGGGTCGCAGTACGTGCGAACGACCTCGAAGCGGTCGAAGAGCTCGGAGAGCGCGGCGTGCACCTCGCTGTGCGGGATGCGGTCGCCGTGCTCGGCCGGGTTCCAGTACGTGCCGAACGCGTCCGGGCCCCAGCGGGGCGTGAACGAGTAGCCGTCCATCGTCTCGGCGCCGAACGCGGTCCAGTCGTTGTTGAGCGACCCGTCGAAGCCGAGGCAGATCGCGGTGCCGTCAGGCGGATTGGGCAACCAGAGTTGGTCGGGCATACGCGCGCTCCCACATTCCGTCGACCATCCATGTGCCTTGACCGCGAACGAGCCGGTTCCCGTAGAACCGCTCAGCGTTCGCCGGGTCCTGCTCGATCAGCTCGAACGCCTCCGCCTCGACGGCGTTGAGGTCGACGTGCGGGGCGCCGGCGTAAACGATCTCGTGAATCTTCCGCCGCTCGCGCTTGTTGCGGTAGCTGAGGTTCGCCGGTGCCTGCCGGAAGAACTTGAACAGGTCGGGAGCGTGCGACTCCCACGTCTGCTGAGCGGTTGAGCTCTCCGACGGATCCCACGCGTTCGTGAACTCGAACCCGCGGCCGCCCATCGCCGTCGTGCCACGCCGCATCGTCCGCGCCACGCCGACGAGGCCGTTCGCCTTCGTGTACGTGCCCGACTCATCCTGAATGAACCCAGTGGTCGGGTTGCCGAGCCGCGAGAGGGCGGCTGCGGTGACCTTGTCGATGCGGCCCTCATCGCCGATGCGCATGAACTGCTCACCGACCCGGATCCGCTCGGCCAGCGGACCGTTCTTCACCATCGACTGCAGCGGCCGCCACGTGTTGTCGACCTGATCCTCCGACGTCGCCATCAGCTGCACCAGCGGTGTCGGCCAGGGCATCCCCATGGGCTCGCCGGGCTCGTACTCGTAGACGAACCCGCAGCCGCACCAGTAGTCGCGGCAGTCCCACACCTCGCCGCCGGCAGCCCACCCTGCGAACAGGTCCGGGCCGACAGCCATGATGAGGGTCTTCTCAGCCGCGTACGGCGACTTCCCGATCTTCTGCGGGCCCACGACCAGCGACCGGCGAGCCTCGAACGCCTGGTTCTTCACCGGGTTCTCCGGCCGCCACGGCGTCTTCGGCCGCACCCGACCGTGGTTCAGAGTGCACCACTGCTGCCAGTCGGCCTCGATGAAGGGCTCCCCCTTGTGGAAGCCGTCAGGGATTGGACAGTGCCAGGCCGTCCACGACATCTGCAGGAACCCGAGCGTCGGGAAGTCGACCACGAAGTCAGAAGGGAGCTGGGTCATCCTCGGTACCGCTGCCCTTCCACCGAGACCGGAAGTCCACGACGTTCCCCATCGGCGCAGCCTTCGCAGCAGGTGCCGCCGGCGACCGTGCGGCGTTCGTCGAGATCCGGAACCCCGCCTTCAGCAGAGCCGTCGGATTCAGCAGCAGCACGTTCTCCTGCTGCAGCAGAGCCGTCCGCCGAGTCACCGCCGACCCGAACTCCTCCGCCTCCACCGACGTCCGCACATAGAACGCCACCTGACGCTGCATCCGCTGCTCATCCCACACCACCGCCTGCGGCAACTTCCACAGCTCCCGCCACACCACCCGCTCACGCTTTGTAGCCTCAGCCAGAGGCCACGCCGGAGGATTCCCAGGCCGCGACTGCGGCAAAGTCCGGATAGCACCCGACTCCAACCGGATCGCCTCGTTCAGCGACTCCGTCGACGGCGGCCGACCAGCCCCAGGACGACTCCCACCACGCGTCATCGCCCACCTCCGACAAGTCTTTGATTCCGCGCGACCATTCAGCCCCCTCCCCGGCGGTACTAGTGGGGGTGTCTGTTGGGGGTATCCCCCCACCCCCTGTGGGGTCGTGGGAGGGGCCGGTTGGGGGTCGAGGGCGCGGGCAGCTGGGTTCGGGGCTGTACGGGGCGCACAGGGCCGCGCTGTGTGGTGTGCGTCTACCCGTGTGGGTGGCACTACCTGTCTGGTGGGGTGCTGCTACTTCCTTGTGCGCCGGCGTCGGTGAGCGGCTGTCTGCTGGGCTTTTCCTCGCGCCTTCTTCGATGGCGGCTTGGGTGCGGGGTCTCGCATGAACCAGGGCATGGGCTACTCCTTCTCGTGCGCTGCGCGGCCGCCGGCTGACCGGTTGCAGGTGTTCGCGTGCTCGGGGCCGCGGTACTTCGTGCGGTCGTGGTCGTCGTGGCCGAGGTCCCACGGTTCCCCTCGAGGGATGAGCTGACCGCAGCGCCAGCATCTCACTGTGCCGCGCGCCACGATCGGCGCCCATCGTGCACGCTCACGGTCGTGGCCTGAGTCGTAGCCGCGCTGCTGTCGTGAGCCTCGTGCTCGCTCCTTCGCGCGGCGATGAGGTAGACAGCGGCCAGAGCGGACGAGGGTGGGGCATCCGGGCTCGGTGCAGACCTTCACGCCGAGACGCAGGCCGCCACTCTGACGGCGTCGCTACCGAATCGGGTGAACAGGCGCATGTTGCGCTGCTCCACGGTCTCGGCCTCTTCGGCTGCGAACTCGGCGCGGATCGCTTCCCAGCCCGGGAAGATCACATCCGGGACGGGCTCGTCGAAGGTGACCTCGCCGTGCTGCCACTTCCCGTAGACGCTGAGGCGCACGAGGAAGACGAGCAGGGCGGTCTCGGCGTCAGCACCTCGGAGGCCGCGAGGTTCGAGGATGTCGAGAGCTTCATTGATCTGGTCCTGCGTGATGACGAGTCCACGGTGGGCGAGGTACAGCTGGACGTCGGCGGCGTACGTCATCGGATGCCTCGTCTCTCGTCTTCGCGGCAGCCAGCGCAGAACTCGTTCGTGCGGTCGCTCACTCCGGATGCGCGGAGGATGTGGATGGTGACGCGGACGATGGCGCACCGCCAGCACGCCGTGCACATCTCCTCGGTGCGGGTGACGCTGAGGGTGCAGTAGATCGCTTCAGCCATGCTCGCTCCCCCGATCAGCTGTGCTTCGTCTCGCACCGCCGCGCGAGGGAGGGCACGACGTAGGTGCGGCCGCACGAGCTGCACTGGTAAGCGCTCACGAGACCGCGGTCCCCTCCATGAGGTAGGCGACCAGCTGCGGGTTCGCTCGAAGGACGGCGAGGGTCGGTGCCTCGATCGTGCGGATGACTCGCTCCTCGCGTTCGTCCTTGGTGCCGCCGAGCTTCCGCCACTCGGGCGAGCCCATCGCCGCCTCGGCGAGGGCGTGCAGCACCTCGTGCCAGAGCGTGAGGCGTGTGACGTCGGGCGTCGCTCCGGGGTTGAGGTAGATCATGGCTGTGCGGTGCTGCGTGTGCCCGTAGTAGCCGCCGGTCTTCGTCTCGTGCTCGATGCGCATCCAGTCGTCGGGGTCGATGGTGACCCGGTACGCGACGGTGCCGATGAGGAGCGACTCGGGGATGGGAGCGGGGTCAGACATGTGCGGGGGCGTCCTCGTCTTGGGGGTCGGGGTCGGCGGGCGAGAAGCGGATGAGCGAGAGCACCCCGACGAAGACGGCGACCTTCCAAAGTGTGAGGCCGGCGAGGAGCACGATGAGTGGGCGCATCAGAAGGCCTCCACCGGGATCGTCTCAATGCCGAGCCTGCGCGCTGCAGTGATGCGGTGGTGCCCGTCCCACACACGCCCGTCACTACCGAGGCAGATGGGCTGGTCGATGCGTCCTTGCTGGGCGATGTGCGCTTCGAGTCGGCGCTGGTAGTGACCGAACATTGGGCACACGGTCCAGCGGCCTTCGCTCGGTCGAGACAGGCAGAGGCAGGGCATCGAGTGGAGGTCGGCTTCTTCGTCCTGCCAGGTCCAGTCACTGCCGCGAGATCCGGGCCGGTAGTTGGCGAGGAGCCAGTCGAGTCGGACCACCCTGGCTTGCTCCGACACGTTCGTCTCCTTCGACGTGGGCGCCGCTCCGGCCACCGTGCCGCGGGTCAGGCGGGCTGGGCGGGGTACACGGCTGAAGAGTGGAGGATCGGGAACCAGCGTCCAGCCATCGAGGGAGCGACCCTCGACGTCAGCGGCCGGTATGCATCCCGGCCGCTCGATCCTTCGCATACCCGGCAGGAGTCGAACCTGCGACACCCCGGGTTGGAGCCGGGTGCTCTGGCCTCTGAGCTACGGGCATAGGCGGTCCACTATCTCCCCGTGAACCAAGGGATTCGACAGCCGCCGCTCTCGCGTACCGCTGCCGGGCGTTACCGGGGCAGGATTCGAACCTGCGACCTCTGGGTTATGGGCCCAGCGAGCTACCGAACTGCTCCACCCGGTGTTGGGGGCCGGCGACGCTGAGATGCGCTCCCGTGACGCGGCCGGCCCTGTGACGAGTTCGCGCCCCACGCGCCAGGTTGTCAGCCCTGTATCGCCACCGCAGAGAGACGGTGACGGGTCCTTGATGCACGACACCCACCGGGAGCTGGTGTGCTCGAAGCGGTGGGTGCAGAAGTGCTTACCTTGTAGTGAAACTGTGTGATGCCATGGCCGTCAAGTAGACGAGCTAACTTTTTTCTTGAACTGGTGGAGGCGCTCGTTCTTGCTGTGCAGGCGCAGGGCGGCGAGCAGGTCGGTATGGGTGATGTAGCGGCGGCCGCCGATCATCCGGAAGGTCATGCCGGCGCGCATCCAGTGGTAGATCGTCCAGCGCGAGCGGTGGACCCGGCGCGACGCGGACCGGATGTCGTAGAGCTCGCGGTCTTCCATCAGGCGGTGTGTCCCCACTCGGTGAGGCGGCAGTCTCGGCATAGGCGCCGGTCGTCGCCGCGGTCGTAGGTGTGCGGGTTGAAGACGATGCCGCAGGTGAGGATGAGGATGTTGAACGGGATGCCGAGGCTCTTGGCGGTGACGTAGTATCCGCAGCCGTCGCAGGTGACCGTGGGCGGATTCAGCGTGAGGCCGTGCACGAGCTGGCGGTCCTGGTCGACCCGCTTCTGGGCGCGCACCCATGAGGTGATGCCGCTCTCGCGCGCGAGGTCGGCGCTCATGGGCGTGCGGGCGAAGGGTGCTCGGGCGGGCATCTGGGCGTACTCGACCTCGACGCGGGCCGGGCGGTCGTCGTCGAGGTCGAACAGGGTGGGCTGCATCAGATGTTCGCGATCTCGAGAAGCACGTCAGCGTGGCACGGGATCCGATTGCCCTCTGAATCCTCGAGCGGGCACCCGCAGGCGAGGTCACGGCCTGCGAGTTCTGCGCGCACTGTATCAGCGTCCGGGTACCTGAACGCTTCCGCGGCTTCGGCGTCCGTAGTGAAGATCTCCCGAAACCGCTGCACTGCAAGCGCACCGCCACCAGGCGTCAGGATCACCCACGGGTTGCCCCACTTCGACGGGCGGGCGACGATGACGGCGTCGGGGTGCTCGTGGCGCCAGGGACGCTGCCTCGTCATCTGAATACGCTTCGGCATCACTCCAGACCTTCCGCTTGCTCGGCAGCCACGATGTCGGCCGTCATCTCGTCCACTCCCTGGTCGATCAGCTGCTCGTAGATCTCCTGCTCGAGCATCGACCGGCCGCTCACTGGTCGGCTCCTGCCCGGTAGCGGGACTTCCAGCAATCACAATCGGCGGGTAGGCCTTGCAGCCTTGCGTACACGCCGTTCCCTCCGGTCATGCAGTTGATGTCGTGTGGCGCTTCCGCGATGACGGCTTCTGCTCCTGCCGCCCTGGCCTCAGCGGCACGCAGGCGATCCAACAGGGCAGAGTGCGAGACGGCGGCTTCGTTGAGCAGGTCGGCCACTCCATATCGGAGGCCGGCGTCGTTGAAGGCTTCGGCGCGCTTCCGCAACCTCTCGAGGAGGTGCTCGTTCTCGGCGGTCATGCGGATACCCCCTGAAGCACGATCTTGTGCTCTCGGTGCCAGCGCTTCCGCGCACCACCCGAGGACATCAGGGGCGACACCTCTCCGCACGAGCACTTGCCGTGCCCGAGGCGAGGGCGGTACATCAGCAGGTTGCCCTCGCTGCTGTACGCGGCCCCCTCTCGGAGGAGGCTGTGGCCAGCCACGCGAACCGACTTCTTCTTCTCGTTCATGCTTCGCTCCAACTCAGGTACTCAGGCGGCCGCGTAGTCGTGGCAGTCGCAGGCGCAGTGGAACGATTCGCACTGCTTGTGGCGGCCGCGCGAGCACGGCACGGAGCGGGCGGACAGTGTCTCAGCCCAGTCGACGAGGTCGTCGTGCTGCGACTCCGGGAACACCTCGCCGCAGTGCGCGCACGACACCTCCACGCCAGCCGCGTAGAACACGGCCACGACGGCGTGCTCACCGCAGGTCGGGCACTCGCGGGGGCGGGCTTGGCGGGGCTTCCGGTCCGCCTGGGGGTAGCGGGAGCGGAAGGAGCCGACGATGGCGCCGATGTCCTCGCACCACGCCTTCACTGTCAGCGGGGGCAGGGCGGTGACGATCTGCAGCTCGTGGGCCTCGTACCAGCGCACCAAGTCGTCGGCGAGCGTGTACGCGGATGCTTGGTCGCGCGCCCAGGACGGCAGCCGGGCCGCATCGGTTGAGGCCTTCAGGAACGCGATCACCGTGGCCGGCGGCCGGGTGCCGGTCTGGCGGGCGAACGACACGATCCAGTTCACGACCGATGCGTACAGGTCGTCGGCGTCATCCACGGGGTCGGGGCGCAGCGGGATCGGCGCCTCTCGGGTGCCGGAGACTCGAGGACCGCGCGCGGACTCCAAGGACGGGACCACCTGGCCGCGGATGTGGGCGAGCAACTGCGGGACCTGGTGGAGGTCGTTGCGTGCCCGTCCGTAGCAGGGCCCGCACAGGTGACCATGGCGCGCCTCGACGGGGACGATGGCGCACATCTCGTCGTCGGCCTCGACGACCCCGAAGGGGTGGACGGCGCAGAGCTCGACACAGTCGCCGTTGTGCCCGCGGTGGAGGGTGCACCGGTGGCGGCCGCGCAGCAGGCACACCCGGGCTTCGGCGCGCGCCTCGGCTGCAGCGATGAGCTCGTCGACGTCGGGCGCCGGCGGCACGAAGACGCGCCCGGTGGCGAAGTCGTGCGCGAGGATCTCCGCGGTGTCCTCGGGGACGCCCTGTGCGCGGTACTCGCGGTACTTCTCGGCCTCGATGGTGTCGGTCACGCGGTCACCCGCTCCCGCGTTGCAGCGTTGATGCGGTCGACCGCTTCCTGCTCGAGCGCGGCCAGGAGCGAGTCAACGGTGAGGTGCACGCCGTTCGCCATCTTGTACATCAGCTCGGGCTCGGGGAGCTCAGGCGCGTAGATGTGCAGGGACTTCGTCGGGTGGCCCACGAAGTAGCCGGCCTCGATGTGCGCACTGCGCCCGCACGGGAGGAGGAGCACGCCGGTGTCGGCCCACTCCATGCCGTTCCAGTCGTTGCCGAAGCCTCGATCAGCGATGTCAGTGCCGAGCGCTTGGGTGAAGGCCCAGGGCGTCCACGACTGCCAGTGCGGGTCGATCTCGGACCACGAGAACCCCTTCTTCCCCTCTCCGGGGTTGCGGAAGTCGTAGACGTGGTGTCCGGCCGATTCGAGCAGTGCCAGGACGTCTGGCTGCAGCTCGTTGCGCCAGGAAGACGCGAGGTAGATCTTGCTGCCGTGTCCCATCAGTGCCACACGACCTCTCCGACGTCGGTGCCCCACGAGCCACCGTCAGCGGCCGGCGGCGTCCCACGCACGAGCGTCCCCTCGACCACGGTCGCGTCGTTCAGGTTGATGTCGACGTACGTCTTGTCGCCCTTCTCCGTGATCTTCTTCGAGAAGCGGCCGAGGAACCGCGCCCGGTCCCCCACGTTCAACCCGTGGCCGTCGCCGAGCCACACCGTGAAGTACTCGTCGAACGTGCGCCCGTCGTTCAGCGTCACCGTCTCCGTCACGACCACGCCTTTGCCGCCTGCGAGCCGCTTCACGGTCGCATCCTCAGTCCGGATCATCGCCATCAGTTCTGTCCCTTCTCGACGCGCACACCGCGCGCCCTCATCTGCTGATCGAACGCAGCCGCACTGGCTGCGTCGGGAGTGAAACTCACTCCATGGCCGGTGGCGCCACACGAGCGCTCCGGGTACGTGCCATCGGAGAACTGGAATGCCGCGCCCGTGGCGGGCTCGTTGCACCACGCGCACGGCAGCGCGCGGGGGTGCGCTTCGCCAGCCATGACCGTCAGCGCCGCCGCCAGGGCCTGGGCTGACTCCACGGTCATGTCCTGCACGTACACGGCCACCTCCACGCGGCCGGCGTCGTTCCAGTCGACGTCCGCCACCGGAACCGTCTTCTGCTCTGTGATCTGCATGCTCATCTCCTCGCTCATCAATCCGGAATCGGCAGCTCACGCTGCCCGTTGTCGTTCCACGAGGACACGCGCGCGAACGCGCCCTCCCACCACAGGTGCACGTACCCTTGCCGGCCCTGCCTGTGCTTCGCCACGTGCATCCGCAGCCGGTTGTCGGGGTAGCCGTCCTCGCTCTGGCCGCGCTGCAGCAGAATCGCCAGATCGGCGTCCTGCTCGATCGTTCCCGACTCGCGCAGATCCTCGAGGCCCGGCGGCTTCCGCACCTTCCCCTGCATCTGCGGCGCCCGCTTCAGCTGCGACAGCGCGATCACCGGGCAGTCGAACTGCTTCGCCATGATCTTCAGCTGCCGGGACACCTCGGACACGATCTTGTAGCGCTCATCGCCGGACACACCCGAGACGAGTTGCAGGTAGTCGACGACGATCGCACCGAGCTTCCCCTTCCGAGACACCGACCGGGCGTGCGCGCGGATCTGGGTGATCGTCACCTCCGACCGGTCGTCCACGAACAGCGGCAACGCGTCGAGCTCGGGCCGGATGTTCGCCACCCGCTCCCACTCCTCACCGGACAGGAACGACCGCTCGAGCGACCCCATGTGCACGTTCGCCTGAGACGCCAGCAGTCGACGCAGCAGCTCACCGCGAGACATCTCCAGCGACGAGTACGCCACCGGGCCCCGCTTCGTGCACGCCAACGCCATCTGCAGCGCCACCATCGACTTGCCCTCACCGGGCCGAGCACCGATGACCACGAGCCGGCCGGGGCGGAGTCCCACGATGATCTTGTTGATCTCCCGCCACGGCGTCTCGATCACGTCGGGCTGCGTCGACAGCTCCTCGACCACCTCGGTGAACGCCGCGCCCACTCGCACCACGTCCGCGCGCTCGGCGCCGACCACGGAGTCGATCTCCGCGCGCGCCTCCTCCACGAGCTCGTCGGCGTCGCCCTGGTCTGCGTAGGCGCGGTCCAGCACGTGGGTGGCCGCGATGATCGTCCGCCTCCGGATCGACATGTCGTGCACGATGTGCGCGTAGTAGGACGCGTTCGCGGCCGTCGGCGTCGACGACGTCAGCTCGTGCGTGAACGCCACCCCGACCTTGCCGAGGTCGCCGCGGCGGCGCAGCTCGTCGTGCACCGTGATCGCGTCGATCGGCTCGTCGCGCGAGTTCAGCGCGAGCACGGCGTCGAAGACCATCTCGTGCCGCGGGTGGTAGAAGTCCCGGGACTCGATCACGTCGAGGACGTCCCACACGGCGGCCTTCGACAGCATCATCGCGCCGAGCACCGACCGTTCAGCGACGTCGTCGCGCGGCTGCTCCCGCTCAGACATCGAGGCCACCCCGGTCGAGCCCGTTCTCGATACGATCGCGCAGCTCCGCCAGATAGCCAGGATCCGACTCGAGCCGCTCGAGGTACTCGTCATCCGGGATACCCAGCAGGTCAGCCTCCACCGAGGATGCCAGAGCGGGCACGGGGGCGGCGAGGGTCTCGACGATGCCGAGGATGTCCGCCGGCGAGATCGGTCGGGACGCACTCCGATAGTGCGCACGCACCGCGCTCATCCCAGCCTCGTAGTCCACCTCGGCGAGGAACTCGTGCCACACCTCCACCCACAGGTCATCCGGAGCCGAACGCCTATCGGCCGATTGCACGAACACCAGCAGCTTCGCCACTTCCGACTTCTTCACGACCTGCCTCCTCTCTCTGGTACCGCTCCACCAGCGACAGCGAAGCCGCCTGCCGCTCCGACCCGCCACGCGCGGGCATCGGCTCGTCTTCCCACCGGCCCTGGTTCAGCCATGTCGCCGGATGCGGGATGAACTTCTTCTCCGGCAGATTCGGGTCCGCCGCGAACCTCTCCGCAGCCACCACCAGCAGCCGCGCCGCCACCTTCCCCGTCTTCACGACCGACGCGAACTTCCGAGCCGCATCGGTCTTCCCCACATGGCGCGGGTACACCGCGTAGAACTCCTCGAACAGGTCCGTCACGTTCTCAGCGCCGTCAGGCGCGAAGAGCTCTACATCCTCTGTTCCCCTGTTCCTCTGTTCCCCTGTTCCTCTGTTCCAGTCGCTGGACTCTCGCGAGGGTGTCGCGAGGGTGTCGCGAGACTCTCCGGAATCCCTGGTCAGAGCGGGTGCACTCGGGTACCGAGGCTTGTTGGGCTTGTCGATGCGCTGATGCTTCGACCAGTTCGTGATCGACAGCCACGGCTTCGATTCCGCCTCGTACCGAACGATGCGCCCAGCGTCCGAAAGTGTCTGCAACCCTCGCGAGACTCTCTCGAAGGTCTCGCGAGGGTCTCGCTCCAAGTCGCCCGCGAACAGGTCTGCAGCGATCGACGCAAGCTTGTCCACGCCCACCCCGTTGTCGTCGACGTACGACCACAGCCCGATGAAGATCAGGCGCGCCTCCCAGTCGAGAGCGGTGATGTCGTCCGAGCGCCAGAACTCGGGCTTGATGGATCGGATCCTCATCTGAATGCTCCTTCGAGGCGAAGCTGGTCAGCCCACTGCTGCCACTCCTCGCCGTAGACCTCAGCCATGAACCCCGGCACCTGCGCCGGAGACAGCTCGTACCGCTCCCCCGTGACCGTCAACCGCCACCAGGACATCTCCGGCACGTAGTAGACCGGGACGAGCTCGGGCTGCCGCACCCACGACCGCACCTTCCACCCCGAGTACAGGGCCCGGAGCTGCAGCTGGTGCTCGTAGGCCGGGTTGCACGTCGGGCACGACGCCAGGCCGTCCGCGACCTCGACGGGCAGCTTCGTGCCGCCCATCCCGGCGCGCCGACGGTGCTGGAACTCGAGCACGCTCGCTGAACCGCAGGAGACGCAGCGCCATCCGTCGCGGTCGTAGGTGCTGAGGCGCACCGCCGTCGTCGGGGCGGTCACGACGTCGTCCCGAAGTGGGGCCGCGGACGGACGACCTGGCCCACTAGAGTCCGGTCATGAGCGATTTCACTGTCCCCGGACTGATCCCCGAGCTGCCCCGAACACTCGGTGCATTCGTCGAGTACCACGGGAAGGCGGACAAGTGGCGCATCGCCAAGACCGGCGAGACCATCTGGACCGTCCATCGCGCCAACGACCACAGCTACCAAGGCACGCTTGTCGGTGCCGGGACCGGCTTCTCTTACTCGTACAAGGGTGCTGATCACGGCAGCGGCAACGCCACCTTCATCAGCTATGGAGAGCTCTTCTCGATCTACCTCGGCTAGCATCAGGCCGCTCTCCCTGCCAGCGCCTCGACGACGAGCGCCCCGAGGTAGTGCGCCACGTTCGACGCCACCGCATTGCCGGCACCCTTCGTCTGCTCGGACTTGTTGCCCTTCACCTCGTACTCGTCCGGGAAGCGCTGCGCCCGCAGGTGCTCGCGCGGGCCCAGCATCCGGAACCTGACGTCGTCGATGTCGATGCCCATCTCCACAAGCGCGGTGACGTTCGACGTCGGCACGGTCGGCAGCGGTGACGTCACCCGGGACGCCTTGCCGCCGCGGTACGGGATCACCAGCGAGGTGTTCGCGCGCGCCACGATCGACGGAAGCGGCTCCGCGACGTCCTTCACCATGTGCTCGACGCCGGCGTAGTCGACGCCGCCGTGGTGCTTCTGGATGAACGCACCGTCGGGCACGGTCAGGCCGTGGTGGTTGCCGCCCGCGGTGACGGCTGACAGCGGGTCGTCGGCGGAGCGCACGGTGGAGGTGCCCCACATCTCGGTGATGAACGGTGGCGACACCATCGTGTGAATGGTGCCGGTCGTCGTCACGGTCTTGAACGGATCGCCGATGGGAGTCACTCGACCCTCGTCGGGGCCGTCGAAGTAGCGGCGCTCGAGCATGAAGGGCGGGAACGCGATGCCGTCGCCGATCTTCGTCGAGCGAGTCGGCAGTGGAGCATCGGTCGGCAGGAAGTGGCGCCCGTCCGCGTCTGCGCCGTGGTTCACCGTCGTCATGAACGGCGGGATCGCGACCCCCACGTCCTGTGTCGTGGCGCGCACCGCGAACGGGTCGCGCTCGGCCGGCCACGCCCGCAGGTACCCGTTCGGGTCGTTGAACGACGGATGCCCGACCGATGCCGAGTCCCACGTGTTCCCCGCAGCACCCACGACGGTCGCGCCGCCGAAGAGACGGATGCCTGCCTCGATGCGCCGCATGGTTGCCGGCGCGAGCGGCTTCGACCGGTCGCCGATCCGGATGCCCAGATCGGACCAGTCGATCGCCGACGCCGCGGGCAGCACGAACGGCTCCACCTGCGTCACCCGGTGACGATCCGACGGGCACACGTAGATGTACTGCTGCGAGTACTTCCCGATCGGCCGCCGGTCACTCCGCTTCCACGACTGCCGGGCCCGCACCACCTCGGCGCACTCCGGGCAGAACGCGATCGGCCGCGGCGCCACATCGGGCATCTGGATGCCCCGCTTGTAGAACACGAAGTAGATCCGGTCCCGCCACTGCGGCGCGTACGCGTTCGTCGGCGAACCCACATGCGCAGAGGACACGTTCAGGATCTGCCGGTCGTAACCGAGCACCTCCATCGCGTGCAGCCACGACTCGAACAGCGGCCACGAGGTGACCTCGACGACGTTCTCGACGAGCACCACCTTGAACTGCTTCGCCTCCGCAGCGCGCACGACATCCCACATGGTGGCGCGTGACCGCTCACCGGCGGCGTCGGGCACGTAGTCCTCGAAGAGGTCGAGCTCGGCGCGGACACGCTTCCGTCCGCCGGCGGGTGAGTGCCAGGTGCACTCGGGCGAGATCCACGCGACATCGGCGCGCGGCAGACGCCGCATGTCGTACCCGCTGATGTCGCCCTGGAAGTGGTCGGCGTCGCGGAAATTCGCGGCGTGCGTCTCGATGGCCCGGTCCCAGTGGTTGGCGCCGAGGACGAGCGTGAGCCCGGCCTCGCGCAGACCGATGGAAGAACCGCCGAATCCGCAGAAAAGGTCGATGTGGGTGAGGCTCATGGCTGCACCGCCGGAACTCGCACGGTTACGACGAGCGTGCCGTCGGCCGCCGTGTGCGTCTCGATCGGAGCCTTCGTCCCCACAGCCGCCTCGATGCGCTCGAGCACCGTGCGGTACTTCCGCTTCCGCGGCTTGGACCCGCGATCGAGACGCTTCTTCGCCTGCTGATCCCGCCAGTACGCGCGGGCGACATCGCCGCACGACTGCCCGCCAGCGATCGCCGCGGGGCACTCGGCGTCGACCTTGCAGCCCTTCTGGAAGCCCCACGCCGTGCCGTGCTGCCACGTCGCGCGGACCTTCTTGACCGGCTCGGCCTTCGGCGCCAGCTTCGGCTTCTCGGCGGGCAGCGGCGCCACGGTGGACGCGACGTCGATGGTCGGCTCGACGATAATCGAGCTCGTGGCCGCCTTCAGCTTTGAGCCCTTCGGCTTGTCGCGCACCATCGGCGGCAACGGCAGCCCAGCGTCCACGGCCTTCCGGTACTCCCAGTCGCCGTGGTAGCGGATGTTCGCCTGACGGCACGAGTCGCCGAGCTCCGACGCCTTCCCAGGGCAGGCCCCGGTCTTACAGCCGAGTCGGTGGCCTTCGATGGTGCCGTGGGGGAAGCCGTCTTCGATGATGTCGAGGCCGTTCACGAGAGCACCGCCAGCTCTGCCTCGAGCCGTACGGCGAGGTCGCGGGCGCGGTCACGCTCGGTGCGCGCCACGGCCATCTGCCGCCAGTACTTCGCCGTCGCGTGGTCGGCGCCGGCCACGACCTCCCGCAGCTCGTCGCGCTCGGCGATCAGCTCGGAGATCGTGACCTCGGCCCAGGTCACGTCCTGGGCGAGGATGCCCGACCGGATGTCGTTCAGCATGAGGATCACCTCGTCGTTGCGCCACGAGCCTGCGTACAGCTGCTCGGGGTCGATGTTGTCGATCGCCTTGTCCATGTAGGCGAGCACGTCAGCCGTGCCCTTCAGCCCGGCGCTCATCGGCCCAGCTCCAGCAGGGGACGCACGTGGCCCTCCACGTAGGCGCGCTCGATGGTCTGCTGCGTCTGCTCGAACACCGTGCTCCCGTCCGGCAGGACCGTGTTCGACAGGAACTCCTGCTCGATGGTCGTGATGCCGGCGTCGACCGCCTCGAGCTTCGCCTTCACCACGAGCAGCAGCGTCCGCCACCGGGCACGCTCCACCTGCGGCACGTTCACGCCGCGGCCGGGCTTCGCCATCGGCACGGTCACCTTGTAGACGCGGCCTCCGAGCTGGAACCCGGCCTGCCCGTGTGCCTCGGACCAGCCGATCGCGACCTGCTCGGCCTTGTGCTTCTTCAACAGGTCCACCAGCTGCTGCTGGCTGCGCGCCGCGGGCACATCTGTCTTCTCTGCGTACGCCATCACGAACGCTCCTTCCAACGACGCTCGGCATCGTCTACCTGTCGATTCAGATCGATGTTCGACCTCGGGTCGCACGCGTTGTTGCCGAACTCGTACCACCGCGACCACTCGTTGTAGGTCTCCTCCTCGCGCGGACCTTCACGCCGCCTGCTCGGCGACCACCCGAAGAGCACGCACACCCGCTCAGCCGCCAGCAGCCGCTCTCGCAGTTGCGTCTCGTCGAGCTGCGCGATCTCCTCCGCATGACTCACTCGCTTCGCCATCTCAGGCCCCTCCGTCGTATCCGTGCGCGTGCGCCGTGTTCCCGGCCCGCGCATCTGCTCTGTCTGTTCTCGCGTCGTCCTGAGCCGACTGGATTGTGCCCAAGAAGTTCCGCATTGCTCGTTCTCTCTGCTCCGCGAGCAGGTACAGCAGGTGCAGCTCGAACGCCTCGTCCTCAGCACGAGCGATCTGCTCCGCCTCAGCCCGCGTGACCTTCTCGCCCTCGGCGCGCAGCTGCACCGTGCGCCGGTCGATGTGCCGCTCGTACGCCGTCTTCGCCTTCGCGTACTCCTCGCCAGCAGCACGGAGCTCCCAGGCGAACACCCACCGCATCGCGGTCAGTCGTTTGCCCGGTGACGCGTGCATCCCTGCGTCGTGCAGGGCCTGCACCAGCGCCGCGTGGAGCGGCACCTCGAGGTCGGGCTCGATGAGGCCGATGGAGCGGAGCACGCCGCGGATGCCCGGGTGGATGTCCTGCACGCTCATCGCTTCGTCACCCCGATCCACCACTTCGCACCCAGCACCCCGCCCACAGACGTCAG